GTCGCCCGAAGGGTTGCAAATTGTGAGCATCTTGTGAATAGACGTCACATCAAGCGGTGCCACAACTGCACCAATGTCCTCATCCCATCGCCATGTGCGCTTGAGATACGCAATCTCACGGATGTGAATGAATGGCCTGGAGCAACTCTCCTTGTCAGCCATCGTGTATTCAACACCAATGTCTGCCATGGCCCGTTGAATTGCTGTATGGTTGAACCAGTCCGCTTCACGAGACACTCCCATGGTGTTGTCATCACCATACGTCAAAAGTCTCACAAACTCCTTGAACCTCCGCGCCTTCTCATACGCTGTTCCGGAGAATGGACATAGTTTGACGAACGCAAACCGCATGTACAAAGCATTGGCAATGCAGTTGACAATCACCGTGAGAGGATGTCCTGATGGATTGGAGCCAAAGAACTCCACCAGATCACCATCAAAGTTGACGAAGGCATAGGCTGTGTCCTCGGCAATGCAATCAATGACACAAAGCTGCTCTTCACTCCACCCGGCTGCCTTACACAGGTTCCTCAGCACCCTGAAGGCCAGCAGAATGATGAGCGCTTCCATCTTCTTGTCAAACTTCCCATAGTCTCCCGCCACCATGCGGTCAAAACCAAAGAAGGTCAAGAAGTTGAAATAACTTTGCCACTCCAAGGACTGCACAGTACAGCCTGGAGACGCCTCAAACACAAACGGATTCTCTTGCATCAACTTCACCACTGGCAGAAGAAACTGCCTGACAACAAAACTCCAGTCCGCCGGCGCAGCAGTGAACACGCGGATTTTGCCTTCGGCCACCTTCTTTGTGGCTCTAGGCTCGTCCTTGAGCTTACCACCAAACACGGGGCAGGCACGCTGGTTGTTGCCATACAACCGCTTGATGCGTGCTATGCGGTCCATGACCTCACGGTCGAATTGCATGTTGCCCTCGACTCCGTGCAAGTACGACTTCTTGGTCGTGTTGTAGGGTTCCCCCATCGACGACTTGAAGTTCATCTTGTCAATGAATCGCACACCTGCTATACCATTGATTGCTGCCTTGTCCGATAACGGCTCGAGCATATCGAGTGCTCCTTCTGGCAGCGAATCAAGAATGTCATCCGAGTACGCCTTCGCAATGGCTTTCATCATCGTACCACTCAACGATCCATATCGCTTCTGTGTCGAATCAACCAGTGCATGCCTCCACGGACGGTAATCACGCAGTATGGGAGCTGTGAAATCCACTGTCCAACCTCGCTCCTCCAGAATCTCCTTTCCAAGCAAAGTGGGACGGACCTTGGAACGTGAAGTGATCGCAAACCCTGCGTAACTTCCATACACATTGAGTGATCCCTCTTCTAACCAGCGGAGTGGAGATCGCTGCCTAAGCTCAACCAGCATTTTTGATCTACTGGGAGCACTAAGCTCCGGCGCCGAACACTGCACAACAGGCATGTCAAAGTGCTTAACTGCCAGGTCCACAACTTCTGTGTCAATCTCCGTGGCCCACACTGAACCATGACTATTTCCCAGAGAGTGTATGCCAACAATTGCTGTCACAGGCTGGTGCACAAACAAGGGGGATCCACAGTCACCGACCACCGTCGGTTCATCCGCAAACCCCGTCCACGTACTAAGAGTGGTTCCCAACTCAGGCACCTCTTTCAGCGCCTGATAGGTACACTTCACTCGTCGAATCTTTGTGGTCACTCCTTTAGTCCGCGTTACGTACGTAGCAGTATATGCTCCCTTCAGGGTCGGCAACCTAATCATCTTGCGAAGATCACGCTTGGTTTCCCAACTGTGAACTTCAAAAAAAGCTAAGTCCCGATCCTTAATGCGAAACACATCCTCCTGACGCAACTTGAACACAACATTTGAGGATGCTCCCTGCATGTGCGGCACTACGGACATCGTGATCTCCAAGTCTCCTTCACTGAAAAGTGTATGATTGTTAGTCATCCACAAGTGACCGCAAGGACTAAACGTGTTGCCCTCGCGCGCACGGATGCCATCAGAAACTTTGATCCGAGCAGTGTTTCGTTCGATTACCTTCGTCACCTGATCAAAGGACAAACTCGCAAAGGACGCGCTCATTTCGGAACGGTCTATGGTGGACGTCTGGTAGTCGTCGCGCTTCCACACATTCACTCGCTCGGTCTTCTCGAAGTGATCATCAGACACAGACTGCCGCAAGCCCTGCAATTCCGGCACCTTCTTGGCTGAAACAGACTTGTAAAGTCCGTACGTCGTGATCATCACCGTCGCTGCCGCAAGGCCACCCAAGACGTACTTCCAACGCTTGTTGACATAGCAGGACGTGAAAGCATTCGCCAGCCAAGTGTAGTACTCACTACGTTCTGAGGTGTACCAGCGGAAACCACGCAAAAGCAGGTTCCGCGCTACGGACCACTCCATGACATAGTTGGAAACCCTCCTCACAAACTTAGATCGCACATACGCTCGCAAGTACACATCTGCACACCAGTGAACAGCCCGAATCATGCGGCCATGATGACGAAGACCTTGGATGCGGAGCATTTCGGCAAGCACATCAGCCATCTCAACATCGGTCGTCTGAACCTTGACTTTGACATCCTTGGGCTCCACAACTGTAGTGGGCGAAACAAACTCTCGTTCCACCACCCCGGCTTTCGACACTGTCGTCAGCACCCTGTAGTTGTGTTCACCCTTGTCACACGGTGAGTATGCATAGGTCCACACACGATCATCATCCTCGACAACTTGAGTGAAACTATCTCCAAGCTTCAAGCCCGCACCAAGCACGTACTCATTAGCTTGCAGAGTATCTTCTCGCACCATCTCACACACACACTTGTGCGTGAGCAAGCGACAAACTCTACAAACTTCAAAGTCTTGCATGGCCAAAATGCCTGCTCCGGCTCGCGCCTGAATGCTCTCAAACAGGCTCATGGAGTCACCCAACCACTCGAAAAAGCGATCAGTTTCCGTAAAGGTCTGCACTTCATCATACGTAGCTTGCGAATCACCGGAGGCTACCACTCGCTCAACACGAATATTCCAAAAGTTGGGCCATTCGTCGATGATGGGCGGCAACTTAGCGGGGTCGATCATCTCTGGGTCGTCATCTCTGGCATACTTTCCCTTTGGTGTCACAACTAAGACAAATGGAAATCGACGCTGCACTGCAATCGGACACGAGAAATACGCATGCGCATTCAAGTGCCGAGTGTTGGTAGTAGCAACCACCATGCGAGCTCTCAAAGGATTCCTACCCTTGTCTTCCAAGCTGGCTTGGTTCGGCACGAGCGGGACATCGTTCATGATTTGGATCACCTCAGTGAGTGAATTGTCAACCACCTTGCTGTTGGGATCACCAAACGCAATGTCGTCCAACAAAATGAACCATTTCATGGAGTCCCAGCCTGACCAAAAGTCATCGCACGTGTTACGGGTGTACCTGTACTCGTCAGTTGTCGGCAAATCCCAGAACTTGCCAGCAAACTGATACAACATGCTCGTGAAAGTTGACTTACCAACACAAGTCTTGCCGTAAACAAGTAATCCGAAAGGAGGACGCCGCGATTTCTGTGCCTCACGGAATGTTGAGAGCTCAGCCTGCATCATCTGCATGTCATTGAGAATCTTCTTGATCCCCATGATCTCCATGCCCGCAGTCTGGTTACCATACTTCAGAATTGATCTTCCTTCATCAATACACTGTCGTAGGTCTCCCACAAACTTGTGATAACTCGTGCCTTGGGCTTCCAAATCTCCACGAAACTGGAACTCACGCTTGACCTTTTGACAGGCGTCAAACCACTTTGCAAAAGACTGCGGCCCATGTATGAATGTCTCCCACTTTCCTGTTTTGGAAAACAACAACGCACGCTGAATAAACAACGCAACGGTGTCCAACACAGTAGTCATGAAATTCACTCCAATCATGGGTGACGCCAACTCCTTCTTGCAAACGTACGCAACTCTCTCATCAATCTCAACTCCAATCAGCGAGAAAACTCCAAGGGCCACAGCATACTTGTACACTCGAGTGATTTGCTGGACCAGCGACGAATGCTGCAAAACTTCCCATTGAGAAATGAGGCTTCGCAGATCTGTCACTGACTTCAGCGTATCATCAGCACTCTGTAGTTGTGGTGTGAACAAATCCGAGGCAATGTCCGAAATCATCGTCGCTACACCCGTCAATAGAGACGAGCCAGTTCGCAACTTAATGAACACAGTCACTGCCAAGGCACGGTCGATGTTTGAGCCCGCGCGCATGAGCTGCAAGCAGAGGAGTGTCACATCCTCCACAAAGCTCAAAATCATCGGATCAGTGTACTTCTCAAGAAACACTTTCGGATCAAAGTTGAAGCTCTGCAGCTCATCGCGCCTGTCTCGTCGCATGCGCTTCAGAAGTCTGCCTGACACGCCCTCACTGGCGGACAGATCTCCCTTCTTGGTGCAAGGCAACGATCCAAGCTCTTTGGTGGCATTGTACCTTGGTCGGTCCAAATACTCCTTCGTCATTGCGAACTCACTAGCTCGCTCTGAAAAAGACTTAGACCAAGGCAAGGTGGTTTTTGCCCTCAGATTCGCAACGAATCGAGGGCTCACGGGAACTCCTACAAGCGTAGCTACGTCTGGTGACGTCGCGGCTTTAAAGTAGTTCTCGTGAAGTTTGATACGGACTGCATGCATGCCACCACGCATGCGCTGATGCACAACAATATGTGAATTATTGTGCACGCCGTATTCCCGCCAATCAACGTCGGCACGAACGGGTTTACCGAAGTAAGATACCCAATAAGTGTCGGCGCCAATGATTTCGTCCAACTGAGTGAACACATCGGGCGTCTCTCGCACGTGTAAAACGTGCGGACGCTCTCCGATCATCGCTACCACATGGTAACGGTAGTCATAGCACAACCAAAATTCATCACTTTCGGGACCACAGTCAAAGTGGGCCATAAATTGTCTCGTTGTTTCGTTGGTTGTATCTGGTTCGTGTGTTGGGGTGGGGCACGGGGGCCCCAGAACGGTGGAGCACTTCGCCCTCCACCTGAGCTAACCGAGCCTTCGGTCTTTCTTTGGTTTTTTCTCCTACTCATAATTGATTGCCAGGCTATCCTCGGTCGCAACTGCGACTGTAATATACCATCGTCTCCCTTTTAACGTAGGCCTTCATCGGCGCGTAGAGGTTGGGAAATCGAATTGCTAATATCTTTCTGACGGTGTAGACCATTGCAGGAAATAATTACCATTGAAACTTTTATTTCTTTTCTTTTCTTTTTCTGCTAAATATGGAGATCAAATGATCGCAAAATAATGAGCTGATCAATTTGTCGAAATGTATAAAATGCAGATTTTTCTGTTTTGGCAGCACACTGCTGCTAAGTTACAGGACAAAAAGGGGGGGGGGTGCCATTTTTCTACTGGTGTTAGGCTCACCATGTTGCTTTCACACGGGTTGTGCTCCCGGTTGACTTTTTCTTAAAAAGCCACAAAAAATTAGAACTTGATCCCAGACCAAGGAGGTTGTCAAATCAACCATCGAGAAAATGTATTTGCACGCGTCTCACGCTAACTGGGGGCTTGGCATCCCCACATGCAAACTCATCAAATGAATCAATCACGCCGCTTTTGGCTGAAGGGGGCTGTCACCCCAATGATGACTCTCTCAACGGAACAGAAATAATCGTTCCTCATAAATATGAAATGTCGCTGTTGCGACAC